TGCAAAGTTAATATATAATTTATTACAAAATTTAAGCCTATCTAGGCTCAAACTCTGCTAAGTCAAACCCATCTAAACTATCTTCATTTGATTCAAACTTAATAGGAGGGGTGTTATTTTTTCTTTGTTGAATTAATTCTGATTGTTCAGAATTAGCTTGAGATATTCTTTCTGATTTTGCATTCTCTCTTTGTAACTCTCTATCCTTTAATGCTTTTGCTTCTGCACTTTTTATTTGCATTTGAAGATTAAATTCTAACTGCATAAGTTCAGATTTAATAGCAGCTTCACCCTTCATCTTTTCAACAGAGAATTTAGCTTTAGCTTGCTCAATCTCCATTTGAGCTTTAGTTTCCATTTGAAGCTTTTGCATTGCAGCTTGTGCTGCAGCTTGTTGAGACTGCATATTAAGCTGCGCTTGCTGTTGTGCTTTTTGTTGTGCAGCTTGCTGTTCTTGATCTTGCTTAGCTTTCCTTCTAACCTTAAGCATCTGGTTAGCTAACTTAATATTTTTTATTTCTCTAATATCAATAGCGTCTTCAAGGTTGATATCGTTTTTAGATAGAGCCATTTGAATATTTTGCTCAAGCTGAGCTTTTTGCTCTTCATCAGGAGCTATTTCAATAAATATTCCAAAGTCACTTAAATATAATTGTGATATTTCTTGAAGAATACCAACGTTAAATTTTCCAACTTGATTTACAAATTCTTCTCTAAAATCAGAATACTCAATCAAATCTGCAATACGACTAGACAATGCGGTACATAACCTTTGACTAATACCTAGGCCCGCATCTAATATATGTCTAGTTGCTGTATTACTACTTAATGCTGCTAATTTTTGTAATCCAACTAATGAATATGAATCAGGCGTAGCTCCGTCTCTTGCTTCATTGAGACCTGTTACATCACGGAGCATTGACATATAGTGATTATATGTTCCAACCAAACTCTGAATTTTCGCCTGACCCGAATTGCTATTCAACTGCTGAATAGGAACCTTAGCATTATTAAAGTCTCCATCTTGAGTAAATGATCTACCAATAACAGAACCTGTTTGGAAGAACATTCTCAACGCATCTTCAGGATTGTACGCTTGACCTGTTCCTAAGTCCACTTCATTCAATCCGTCTGCATCAATAAACACCCCATCTGGAACAACTCTAGATATTACTTGTTGCATTTTTAAGTGAGTAATTTGAATCAAATCTGCAAACGTAATCATACGTCTCACTAAAGATTCAACTACTCCTTTATACATTCTTGGTGCAGCAGCAATAAATTCAGGATAAACTTCTTGAGATGCTGATGCAGGTCTAGCCATGTTTTCAGCCATTTCCCATTTAAGAAGTATGTTTGTTCCCATAACCATCACACCTTCATACCAAACATCTATAGTCTTGCTTATTTTTTCAAAGTTTCCTTCCTCTTGCATTTCTGCTGTCGGATCAAAAGTATCTTCTTTTTCAATTACTTTTTCTGCTCCAACTGAATTTACTTTTTTCTTGTAAGTAAATGTATGTGTGGTTTTGTAATTAAAAAACAGCACAGTAGCGCTGTCTTTACTAAATAAACTGTTGTTGTAATATTGAGCTGTATTATTGTAATCATACCAACTTTGACTGTATTTAGATATTTCATCCATATCAGCTCTAGTCAAGCTTGGATCAATTTTTTTAAGCTCAATAATCGGTAATGTTTTGATTTCGCCCCAATAAAAGCAATCTTTAAAGTAAGGGTCTTCTGTGTAACTATAAACAACATTAGCAGGATCAACATACTCTATCTCTATTCCTGAACCAGGTTTAAATGAATGTTTACACATAGAAAGACCCAACACCATTTGATCATAATATAATTGTTTTTGTAAATCATGATATCGGTTTTCCGCTAATACGGTATTTATAGCTTCTTCTTCTGCAATTTCTATTGAAGGCTTATATTTAATCTGCATGTGTAAAGCTAGCTCCTCATCACTTTCTGGAACTTCTTCTTCACTCATTCTAAATGTATTGACACCCATCTGCTGTTGAACTTGCTTCATAATCGGCTTTGCCAACATATCTTTTTCAAGCTCTGTTTGATATTTATTCCTTTTATCTAAAGACATTGCGTCTTGAGCATAAGCTTTTACTTTGAATAACCTATCAGCCATTCCATTTACTACAATATCTACAAACTTGGGAATAATTGGAACGGGTGTCCAATCTAAATTAAGATAGCTAAGATCGCCATCTATTGCTAATTCGTTTTTATACTTTTGAATTGATTGCTCTCCTCGAGCATATAGGCGTAGCCTATGGAAGTCTGCCCATTGATTATAGAATCGGCTTTGGCCCCCATCTTTTCTAAACCATTCGTATTGTATGGCTTGACCTATTTGTAATCCAAACTCAACGCTGTCTTTTACACTATCTGAGACAAATTGACTTGGGAAACCCTGAGGGTTAATTGCTATCTTTACGTCCTCCATTTATCTTATAATTTGGCTAAAACTTCCCCTATTGTCATATCTTGCAAAGTTAAGTTTTATTTTTGATTTATTTTTAACGGGTTGATATAGGTGTCTTTGTGTAGCCATAATGGCTAAACCAGAACTAATAGACGCATCAAACTTGGTTCTGTTGTTAATATTGAACCTTGCCCAATCCTCTAAAGTTCTACTAAAATACATAGTTCCCATACTATCAGTATCTCTAAAAGTTCCTAAAAAATCCAACCCAACATATTTTTCTATGTAAGATTCTATTGCAGCTGCGTGAGCTTGCTTAACATCTTCACTAGAGTTTGGTATGCCTCCAAGTTCCTTTTCTGCTTTTGATAGCTTTATGTAAGATTTATCTGGTCTATTCATTGAATATCCTCTATATCCTCGGTTTTTAAAATGATACAACAATCGAGGTTTGTTGTTCTCAATAAGTATAGGCATCCCATAAAATACACACGCCATAAGCACATCCTCAAAAAATATTTCAGCTGTTTGAGGTCTTGCTATATATTCTAAAAAAAACTCATTAGTAGGCCCCTCATCCATGTGAAACTTTGTAATTCCATGTAAAGCTCCATTTGATCCGCCCCCACCAACTGTTCCTGATATATCATAACTATCACATCCGAAAGCTCCCATGTGTTCATTTGCAGGATACTTAGATCCTTGTTTCATTATAAATTTATTTTGAAGCTGTTTATTGGGTGTCCAAGTAACATAAAATCTACCCCTGTCATTTGGGCTGAATATAACTTCTGTGTCTTTTACTCCATCTCTCCAAGAAAAGGAACCTCTAGTGATGAAGTGATCTTTTATAAGAGATTCGTTGTAATCAATTTGCTGATATATCTTTTGAAGATTAAACAACGATTGCTTACTTTCATCTCTAAATGCATGTGACTCAGAACGAGGAAATTGACGATAAAATTCATTCAATGCGTCTGCATCGTTCTTCAAACTTTCTACTTCATTTTCCCAATAATCAATAGCACCTTGATATATATAATCTCCATAAACATCTATAGTTTCTTGCTCAGGATTTCTAAACACAGGCATGCCGTGCTTATCAATAAACCCTTCCATATTCCATTCCATTGGAATAAACAACGAATATAATCCGCTTTTTGTTTGACCATTAGCGTTTCTATTGTTTATGTCTGAATCGTAAAATAACTTCTTGAACGCATCACCACCTTTTTCAAGTGAGTTTGATGTACTTCCCATCATACACTTTCCTATGATTTTGCTACCTAAACGCAAACATGTTTTTGTAACACGCCAATTGTTTAATATGTTATTAGGCCTTTCCCATTTACCTGATTCATCATGTACAAGCAACTTAAGTTTTTCTCCATCATAACTATTGTCTCCTGTATTCTTCCAATCAATTGTGGTGTCTAATCCTTCCACTAAATCAACCTCTTCAGAATACATATTTTTTTTAGTAATCTTTGATGCAGGTACACGATAAGCTAATTCTGTCTTCGGTTTATCCATACCGTCTTGAACGGGCTTGAAAAAAAATGGATAGTTGTTTGATATGGGAACTACTTTGTCTGTAAACATCTTCTTGGCATCTGCCCCTGTTTTGGACAATATACCTATCCTGGCATCTTTTGATATCGTGGCTATGTTTGCACATTCTTCGCTTCCCATATACGAAAACCCTGAACGTCTTATTTTTAGATAGCATATTCCAAAAGATCTATTGTCAGCTTTACATGCTTCCCAATACAAATAAAATATTCTATTAGCTTCTCTATAGTTTGGGTATCCGATGTCAATTTTAGTCCATTGTAAATACATATAATGAGAACCTGTCATATATGTTTTTATGCCATTATTATAGAACCAGAATCCATCTTCTCTTCTGTCAAATTCTTGCTCTATATAATCAACCCATTTATCCTTGAAGTTAGATGGAGCTGCATGCCAATTAAATATGCTTTTAATTCTAAACAGTTCCTTTGGATAATCAAACCTCTCCCAATATTGTTCTTTTTTTGATGAGTCTCTTTTGTATATTTTTTGAGGTGCTTTTGGTAATGCTATTTTTAGTCCATTAATAGACACTACGTTTTCAATC